GGCTATGGCTGCCCAGTATGGTATGGATGTTCGTTTCTTTTATCTGTTCAATGAATCGTTGATCACTCGCGCGCGAAACTATCTTGTGGACGAGTTCCTTCGCTCAGACTGCACTCATCTCATGTTCATCGACTCGGACATTGGTTTTGATCCCAATGACGTTATCGCGCTTTCTGTTATCGCAGCCGAAGGCTCTGATAAGGAAATCGTATGTGGTCCATATCCTAAGAAGTGTATCGCTTGGGAAAAGATCAAGCGCGCAGTCGACAAAGGTTTCGCTGACAAGAATCCTGAGAATCTTGAGAAGTATGTTGGTGACTACGTATTCAATCCTAAAGAAGGCACTGGTTCTATCCCACTCGACGAGCCCGTAGAAGTGCTTGAAGGCGGAACTGGCTTTATGATGATCCAGCGTAGTGCGTTGGAAAAGTTTGCGGCTGCGTATCCTCAATACAGCTATCTGCCTGACCATGTTCGTACCGAACACTTCGATGGTACTCGCGAAATTCTTCAGTATTTTCAGGCGGAAATTGATCCTAAGTCCAAGCGTTATCTTTCTGAGGACTACTGGTTCTGTCAGAAAATGTGGGATATCAACGTAAAGACATGGCTGTGTCCGTGGATGAAGTTGCAGCATACTGGCTCTTATGTATTTGGTGGATCGCTGGTAGACTTAGCTCAAATCGGTGCTGGTGCTACTGCTGATGAAACTTCTATGCCCAATAAGATGGGCAAGAAAAAGTGAATTGACAATCTCCCTAAACTATGATACTATTATGAATGATAGGAGTATAAATGATGAAGCTATCTAAAGAAACCACAGAAATCCTCAAGAACTTTGCAGCGATTAATCCATCGCTCATCTTTCAGCCTGGCAGTGTTCAGAAGACTGTCAGTCCACAAAAGACTGTTCTCGCTAAGGCTAATATCAGCGAAACCATTGGTACAGAGTTCGCGATCTATGATCTGACACAGTTCATCAGCACTGTGTCTATGTTCGAAGATCCTGATCTGACCTTTAATTCAGAATCTGTCGTAATCAGCAATGGCATGGCTAAGACGATTCTGCGTTATGCCAAGAGTGATCTTATCCAGTCACCTCCTGCTAAGGAAATCAATCTTCCTTCTACTGACATCTCCTTCGTGATTGAGTCGAAGGCGTTGCAGAGCGCATTGAGAGCTGCTGGTGTGTTGGGTCTCCCTGAACTTGCTCTTGTTGGTAAGAACGGTAAGGCTTATCTTACTGCACTCGACTCTCGTCAGAAAGAAGAAACTTCAAATTCGTTTGAGTACGAAGTTGGTGGATCTACGGTAAACTACCGCATGATTTTCAAGCTCGATAATCTCAAGGTACTCAATCGTGAGTATGAAGTTCGCGTTTCTGCTAAGGGTATTTCGCATTTCAGGTCTACGACTGGTGACGTAGAATATTGGATTGCTACTGAGTCTGGTAGTAAGTACGGTGAGTGATAATAGGGGAGCTTCGGCTCCCCTTCCTACTTTTGATATGGAGCTGACATGCGTGAAGAATTTCTCTGGGTTGAAAAGTATCGTCCTCATAAAATCGCAGACTGTGTTCTGCCTGAAAATCTAAAGACCACGTTTCAGCAATTCGTTAACGATGGTAATATCCCTAATCTGCTTTTGAGCGGAACAGCAGGCGTCGGTAAGACTACTGTTGCTCGTGCTATGCTTGATGAAATCGACGCCGACTACATTATTATCAACGGATCTATGAATGGAAATATCGACACTCTTCGCAACGATATTCGAAATTTTGCTGCAACCGTATCGTTCGGCGGCGGCAGAAAGTACGTTATCCTTGATGAGTCTGATTACCTTAACGCTAATTCCACTCAACCTGCTCTTCGCAATTTTATGGAAGAGTTCTCGTCTAACTGTGGTTTTATCCTTACATGTAATTTTGTCAATCGTATCATCGATCCTTTGCATTCTCGCTGCTCTGTAATCGAGTTCAAGATTGGTAATAAAGAAAAGGCTACGCTCGCTAAGGAATTCCTCTCGCGTGCGTGCGGGATCCTAGATCAAGAGAACGTGACTTATGATAAGAAAGTGCTTGCTGAAGTTATCATGAAGCACTTTCCTGACTGGCGTCGTGTTCTGAATGAGTTGCAGCGTTATGCTGCTACTGGTTCTATTGATTCCGGTATTCTTTCTTCAGTAGAAAACGTAGAAATCAAAGAGCTCGTCAAGTATCTCAAGGCTCGCGAGTTTGAGAATATGCGCAAGTGGGTTGGTCTTAACGCAAGTATGGATGTGAATGTTCTGTTCCGTAGGCTTTATGATGCAGCAAGTGCTATACTCAAGCCCGAGTCTATTCCTGCTCTCGTACTCGCGCTCGCGGACTATCAGTATAAGGCTGCATTCGTAGTGGATCAGGAAATCAATATGTCCGCCTGTATGACTCAAATCATGATGGACTGTGAATTCAAGTGATCCCAATCTACATACCCACTCGTGGCATAGTAACAACAACTTACGACTCTTTACCCGAGTCGCTTAAGGCTAACGTCGTGCTCATGGGGCATGATAAGCCTATCGCAGAAAAGCGTCAAATCATCCTCGATGGTGCTGTGGCGCTTAATCAGCCTTTTTTTGTGATGGTTGACGACGACTGCAAGTTCACCCGCTATGAAGAAGGCGTATGCACGAATAATCCTGCCACAGCTGAGGATTTTACGTCCTTTTACAAAAAAGCCATGAAAATGTTTACTCGCTACAATAATCTAGCGATGATAAGCGATCACCCTCGAGCCTTTTCTAATAAGCAAGAAGATTATAGTAGCGGGCTAAGCAAATTCGTGTTACACTATACGGATAGAGTAAAAACTGCAAGATACGATCGTATTGGCTTATTCGAAGACGTGGACTTCTATCTCCAGCTCGCGCGCGAGGGAAAAGCCTATATCAAACTCAAGCGAATAGCCACTTCCAACGAATCGCAGGACTATGTAGATATCAGCCAAGAACGTTATCAAGGTATCTTTAAAGACTGGGCTGATAATTTTCCTAATGTCAAGATTGACTGGTCAAAGCCGTCTGTCTTCGCAGGAAACAAAAAGATACCAGTGACGGTGCGGTTCAAGTACAATCGCTTGGCGACGCGCTCATTATATGAAGGAGAATGAAAATGACGAATAGTAAAGACGGACGTTACGAAAAGCAACTCATTTGTGATAATCCTGTTGCGCTTGCGCTCTATGGAGAACCCACTGAAGTGGCTTATCCTTATCCCGCGTTTGATATTCAAACATGGGGTGCTAAGGAATACTGGTTGAATCAAGACGTAAAAGGTGCATGGCTTTACGACAGGATTACAGGAAGTCGTAAGACTGGTTTTGGTACAAGAGCAGATAAGCCAATATATAATCGTAGTCAACTTAATCATGAAAACATGCATGATAAGATGGTTGATGATTGTCCAGTTTGCTTAAAAACTATGAACTACGGACGCGGTTATAATAAAACATATAATGAAGTTCGGGGTATTGTTTGTCGTCCATCACTTGATCGTATAGATAATAATATTGGATACGAGCCAGACAATGTTCGTGTCATTTGTTTCGATTGCAATACCGAAAAAGGTAGAAATGAGTAATCCGTTTACCTACGTTGATAGCGTTAGTTTAACGAAAAAGAATATGATGCGAGGGACTGAGAACGATGAGTTAGCAGAAAAAGGTTACAAACCATATCTAACTAATCGTTCACTTTCTTATCATCAGGACTCGATTCTCTACGCGAACGAGATGAATCTTCGTCCACAACTCGATAATAAGCAACAGTACGAGTATTTACTAAATACTTTGCGGAAACGTAAAAGGTTCGCAAAGTGGAAAAAGCAAGAACCTGACGCAGCCGTTGAGATGATCATGGAGTATTTTGGCTATGGTCGTGCTAAGGCTGAACAGGCAATGCGCGTATTAACCGATGACCAGTTAACCATGATCGAGAGTGCGCTCGACAAAGGTGGAAAAGGATGAATGCATCGGTTGAAAATATGGTCGAAATCAAGCTACGATCAGCAGAAGATTTCCTTAAAATTAGAGAAACATTAACTCGTATCGGGGTAGCCTCTCGACGCGATAAGGTATTGTTTCAGTCGTGTCATATCTTACATAAACAAGGTAAATACTACATCGTTCATTTTAAGGAATTGTTTGCCCTCGATGGTAAGCCTACAAACTTTTCTGAAGAAGATATGGCTCGTCGTAATACGATTGCTAATCTGCTCGCCGAATGGGAGCTTATTGATATCGTAGCATTAGATCGTACCAACAATCCGATTGCACCTTTGAATCAGATAAAGATTATAGCACACAAAGAAAAAAATGAGTGGAAACTTGAAGCAAAATATAATATTGGTAAGAAACGCACAATCGACTGATATAAATAAAACCGTGATGCCCTCGGGGTCACATAATTCAACCTTGCCTAATAGGAGGTCATATTATGACTAAGAACGACTACGCACAACTCGCCGCTTTCGATCCTTTCTCTGTCGGTTTCGACAAAACATTCAAGCTGTTATCTTCGCAGTTGGATGGTATCGGTAAGAACCTTCCTGGATATCCCCCATACAATATCAAGAAGGTCGATGATAACAAGTATGTTATCGAAATGGCTGTAGCGGGTTTTGCAAAAACAGACATCGAGCTGACTCTTGATGGAGGTAAGCTAACTATTGCTGGAAAGACTAAAGACGCCAGCGATATGGATAAGGCGCAAGAATATTACTTCTATAAGGGGATCGCAGAGCGTGCGTTCAATCGCACATTTACTCTTGCCGATACTGTAGTAGTGAATAACGCCGAGCTTGTCAATGGTATTCTTAAGGTCTGGCTGGAAAACTTTATTCCTGAAAGTCAGAAACCTAAGAAAATCAACATAGATTAATTACAATCCATTGAATTATTTGTGATGCAGCGGGCTGGGAAACTAGCCCGCTTTATCTGTTTCAGGAGACACGCATGCTAGAATGGTACAAAAGAACATGTCGTTATTATACTGTTGTTAACGAATTAAATAGTTTGACAGATAGAGAACTTGCCGATATTGGTATTAATAGATACGAGATTCACTATCTTGCAGTACAGGCTATGTCAAATTCTAAGATCTAATAAATAGCGCGAAAGGGGATTTCCTATGGCGCTAGTTACATTTAACCAACTAAATGAATTCTTCGAAGACACTAATGAAGATATCATTCAGAAATATGTCGAACCTCTCAACGATGTGATGACATTTTATGAAATCAATAATAAGAATCGTATCTCAATGTTTCTTGCTCAAGTTGGTCATGAGTCTGGTGGTCTTAGAACTATTAAGGAAAATCTTAATTATTCAGCAGATCGCTTGAAGGTAATTTTCCCTAAGTATTTTCGTGGAGTAGATACTTCAGCGTTTGCTAAAAATCCAGCTAAGATTGCTAATCGCGTATATGCTAATCGCATGGGTAATGGTAACGAAGCATCTGGAGACGGTTATCGTTACTGTGGTCGAGGACTTATCCAACTGACCGGCAAATCTAACTATGAAGCTTTTGCAGCTGATATGGCATGGCCATTAGAAGAAGCAACAGAATGGCTAAGTACCGAAGAAGGTGCTGCATGGTCAGCTGGTTGGTTTTGGGATTCAAGAGAACTCAATCAGTATGCGGACAAAAGTGATATCCTAACTGTAACTAAAAAAATTAATGGTGGAACGATAGGTCTCGAAGACCGCAAATCTCATTATGAAGCAGCACTAGAAATCTTTTCATAAGGAGATATTATGCCTAAATTTGGTACACCAGAAGAAGAACCAGCCGCAGCTAAACCTGCGATGGATATGATTCCAGCTGCTACTAAGGGAGCAGCAGCCGCTATCGCTAGTACATTCGTTGATAATTCCCCAAGAATTTCTGCTCCTGTTCCCTCGATGCAGCTTTCTGAAGCAGCTCAACTCGCTAAGATCGAATTAGAGCATAAACAATGGGAAGCAGAAAATGCCAAACAAAATGAAGACTGGATGGTGAAAAAATGGCGTCCCGCGATGGGTTGGTGTTATATGGTTATCTGTTGCCTTGATATGGCCATATTTCCAGTCTTGTGGAACGTTGTTCAGGTGATGACTAAGATGCCTATAACTCAGTGGAATCCTCTCACGCTGCAAGGCGCTGGTCTATTCCACTTAGCTATGGGTGCAGTTCTCGGTATTGCAGCTTGGTCTAGAGGACAGGAAAAGATTCAAGGCGTGGCAAAGTAAGGAAGTGAAATGAATATTAATCCTATGAATATGAATGATGAAGATCGCAATACAACTGTCATGATGCTCCGTTTGCTTAACGGTGATGAAATCGTAGGCAAGGTTGGTGTTATAGGTAATATGATTAAGGTCATTAAACCAGCAGCAGTCATGCTTAATCCAGGTCCAGGAGGCAAAGCTCAAATGGCTTTACTCGATTTCATACCTATGGCTCGCACTAAAGAAATCATCCTAGACCCTCGTAATGTTATGTTCACTTACGAACCCAATGACCAAGTCGAAAATGCTTACAATCAAAATTTTGGTTCTGGTCTTGTGCTTCCTAAGAAAGGAATCTTGACAGCTGTGTAGTTTTATGGTACTATAAGCTATGTCAAAATTTTATACGAACGCTCTCGAATACGGTAACAACATTCTCGTTCGCGGTTACGACCGCGGACGTCCTTTCGAAGAAAAGATTCCCTATACACCAACGATGTATGTGCAATCCAAGCGTCCTGACGCTGAGTGGAAAGACATTCGTGGAAATAGTTTGGATCCTGTCGATTTCTTGTCGATGCGTGAAGCCAAAGACTTCATCAAGCAATACGAAGATATCAGCAACTTCAAGATATACGGAATGCCTCGATTTCTGTATGCTTATCTAAACGATGAGTATCCTAAAGAAATCGCATACGATCGCGATCTTATCAACGTCGCGTACATCGATATTGAAGTTAGCTCGGAGAACGGATTCCCGAGCGCAGACGTAGCGTCACAAGAAATCACTGCTATCGCTCTCAAGAAAAATGGTATGTTTTATGTCTGGGGATATTTCGATTATGTTCCCTCGCGCAGTGACGTCTACTATTATCAGTGTAATAACGAAAAGGAGCTACTCACCAAGTTCCTGAGTGAGTGGAGTGATGGATATCCAGACATCGTGAC